CAGGAAATGCAGCAGCCGCTCAGTCGATAGCTTCATAAAGCAATACAAAGGAACTGATGTCTGGCACGGAGAAGCAGAAGACAACAGATGGGAAGAAAACCAATTCGGACAGCTGATACTGACGATAACATTACCAAGAAAAATAACAAAAGGGAATTAAGCGAGATTTAGTATGCTCGCTTTTATTCATAGAAAGGAAGAAACAATGCAGGAAAAGTATAAGGCGAACCAGAACACAATATACTTCACCGGATCTGACTCAATAGACGACACAAAAGGTATCATCGACGAGAACAAGCCGATAAAGATCGTCCTGGTCGACGAGCTGACTGAGTTCTTCGACAAAGGCGAAGGCGAAGACGAGCTGCAGAACATCGAAGCAACATTCGTCAGAGGAAACGCCTCCGGATTTAAGATGATCTATCTCTACAACCCACCAAAGAACCCGAAACATCCGGTAACGGTGTGGAAGGACAAAATGATCAAAAGAGACGACGTCTTGTGGATCCATGCGGACTACAGAGACGTACCAGTCGAATGGTTGGGCGAAGAACTGATCAAATCTGCAGAGCAGCTGAAGCAGGTCGACGAAAAGATGTACAGATGGCTCTGGCTTGGCGAAGCAATCGGCATTGACGACGTGATCTACTACATGTTTGACGAGCAGAAGCACGTTAAGCAGCTGACAGATTACGAAAGCATCGACTATATCGGAATCGGAATCGACTATGGCCAGAAAAACGCCACAACATTCCAGGCATACGGCCTCTCAGTCATCGACAAGAAGGTCTATGGCATCGATGAGTACTATTATTCTGGCAGAGACGAAGGAAAACAGAAATCACCGAGCGAATATGCCAAAGATTTCAAGGAATTTCGCCTGAAAGTGGAAAAAGAGACCGGAAAGAAGGCCTTATTCGTCTATATCGACCCGTCTGCAGAAGGATTGGCCGAAGAAATCAGAAGAGTGGACCCGGGAGTACCGATCCACAACGCAAATAACGATGTAGCACTCGGAATCTCAAGGGTCTCAAAGCTCTTAAGCTACGGGGTGCTTTTATTTTCACCAAAGCAGAAGCACCAGATCGAAGAAATGTACCTATACCAGTACAACGAAGATCTGATCGAAAAAGGCAGAGAAGAGCCGATCAAACAGAATGACCATTGCTGTGATGCCACAAGGTATCTGATTATGGGCTTCTGGAAGACGCTCAAGGTATTGCTGCCGTACTTAAAGCTGACAGAAAGGGGAGACGATGAATAAAGAGAATGAATATATCGACCACGTGAAAGATCGATTAAGGGTCCTGGGATATAAGCCCCTGGATCCGGATTTTTATAACTACGTTTACAAATGGCTCGAATGGTACAAGGGGTACGTTGAAGAGTTCCACAAAACGACTGTCTATAACGGCCTCAAGTTCGTGGACATAAACATATCCGGACTGTGCCTGGCCAAGACCTTCGCTGAAAGATGGGCGTCGCTGTTATACAACGACAAGACCCAGATCAGCATGAAAGAGGACGACAAGGAATCAAACGATATCCTTCATAAGGTCCTGGAAGAATCACACTTCGAAGAAAGATTCGCAAACACGCTTGAACTAGCCTACGCTTTAGGAACCAGTGCGACTGTGGAATACAAGCAGCTTGATGGAAGCCCAGGAATCAACCACATATATGCACCGATGATCTTCCCGTTAAGATACGAGAACAACGAAATAGTCGACTGTGCATTCGCAAGCGTAAACGATGACTCGTATTACCTCAACATCCACATGAAACAGCCGGATGGATCATATAAGATCACAAACGACTTCTTCAAAATCGGAAAAAGAAACAAACAGGAAGAAGAAACCAGAGAAGACGTAGTAAGAGAATACGTCTCACCGGTTAAGATGTTCCAGATCTACAAGCCGAACATCGTAAATAAGATCAACCTATTCTCACCATTCGGAATGAGCATCTATGCAAACTGCATTGATCAGCTCAAAGCAGCAGATTACGCATACGACTCCTTCGTGAATGAGTTCAGACTGGGCAAAAAGAAGATCTTCCTGCCGATCGGAACGCTGTCATACAAAATAGTGTCCGATGACAGAGGAAAGACGACGTCTGTGCCGTTATTCGACGAAAACCAGACAGAATACTATGCTCTGCCGGGTGACGAGAATAACAAAGACGTAAAAATCGATGAATATAACCCGCAGATCAGAATAAGTGAACACCTGGAAGGCATTCAGCTTGCGGTAAACCTGGCAGGCATGAACGCCGGCTTCGGTGAGAACTACTTTACCTTCAAGGATGGAAAGGTATACACCAACACCACCCAGGTAATATCAAGCAACAGCGAATTATACAAAAACATTGTCAAAAACGAGAAGATGCTGCGCAGCTCACTCATAGAATTGGCAAAAGCGATCTATTACGTAGCAACCGGAAAGATCTACGAAAGCGACGTATCGGTAAACTTCGATGATTCCGTCATAGAAGACAGCGAAGCGAAGAAGAACCAGGCGATCCTGGAACTCAACAATGAGTTGATCGATCCTATCCAGTACTACATAGACGTTTATGGTATGAGTGAGAAGCAGGCCCTGCAGTTCCGTAAGAAAGTACTTGAAAGACTGGCCAAAGAAACAAAAAACAGTCCTAAAGATGATAAAGAAAACGAAGAGGACCAGGATGAAGACGATAATCCAATTATTGACGAGGATGAGGAGAAACAGGATGACGAAGAAGAATAAATATCCGGAATCCATAGAAGTATTCGGAACAAAGTACACCTTATCAGTCGTAGATCAGCCTGACGAGCACATGTACGAAGGCGGATATAGCGGATACGTGGATATGAATGAAAAAAAGATCATTATCATGAACCGTGACGATTCGAAAAGGATCCTGATCCATGAATTGATCCATGCGCACCTTTATGAGTGCGGCCTAAGAGCAACATCGAACGACGAACAGCTTGTTGAGACCTTAACTGAAATCTACGAGAGAATAAGCCATGATGTCGGATAAAGAACTGGAATATCTGATCCAGGAAGTAACAGACATCTATTCCGAGATGGAATTAGAGCTGATCGTGAGCGTATGCAAACGACTAGCAACATATAAGACCATCGATGGAACACTGAATTGGTATCTGAAGAAATTAAGCGAATTAAAGGTTCTCAACAAAGACCTCCTAAAAATAATCTCGAAGTATTCCGGAATAGCGGAAGACTCGATAAAAAAGCGGTTCAAAGAAGCGATCCTGGGAAATGTCGACCGAGAATACCTCAATGAAGCATTCGAAGAAGGTGTCTCAAAGATCAGCTTCGAACAGCTGCAGGAATCACCCGCAATTAACAGAACGCTCCAGAGCCAAATATATGACTTGTCAGAGACATTGTCGATGATAAACACTAAAGCCCTGGAAAGCGCAAGAGACGGCTACATCAGGACGCTTAACCGCTCGTACATCGAAGTAGCGAGCGGAACGTATGGTCTGGGCGAAGCAATGGAAAAGAATGTCAAGGCAATGGCAGAAAAAGGCTTCAGCGCAGCAACATACGAAAGCGGAGTAAAGGTGTCGATCGAAGCGGTGGTCAGAAGAGACGTGATCAGCGCAGTAGGATCCCTGGTCAACGAAGGAATGATCGAAAGCGCAAAGGAAGCAGGCACGAACTACGTGGAAGTGTCACAGCACCTGGGCGCCAGGGTAAGTAAAAGATCAAAATGGGCAAACCATGCCGGATGGCAGGGTAAGGTCTATCAGATCGAAGGTTCCTCCAGTAAATATAAAAACCTCTATGAAGAAACAGGCTACGGAAACATTGAAGGACTCGGTGGAGTCAACTGTCGCCATAGGCTGTTTTTATTCTTCCCAGGCATTACAAAACCGAAAGAGCCGGTTGATAAAAAGCGGAACAAGAAAGTGTATGAAGCTTCGCAGCAGCTGAGAGCTCTTGAGCGTGCCTGGAGGAAATGGAAGAGAGAAAGAGAGGCCAAAAAAACGATCGGAGCAGATCACAAAAAGGAAGACAAAAAGTGCAAAGAATATTCAGACAAGATCGATGAGATCCTGGATAAATTCCCGGAACTGAGATCTGCAGGATCAAGAAAGATGATAAAGGAGGAATTGAAATGAAAACCAGGGATAAAGAAATAAAGTTTTATAGAACCAAAAGTGGGAAACTGGCGTATTACTTTGCGAGCAGCAACAAAGGACTTAAAAACAAAACAGTGGTCAACAAAGTAATCAAAAGGGAAGCAAACAACTCAAACAAATTCCCTTCAACCGAAAACGAAACAGCCAGATTCGTTATAAAACAAAAAGAACGTCACGGGAAATACAGCATGGATAAGGATGTGCCTGGAGACAAAAATAAAAAGAAAGAAATAAAAAACAGTATGAAGCTCTACAAAAAGATGGGAGGAAACCTTCACATCAGAAGCACAGTGCAATCTGAAGAAGATAAAGAACTAGGAGTAAGAAATCCCGACTTCCGTTGGAAAAACAAGTTATGGGATGAAAAAGATAACGATAAGTCTACAAGGAATGCTGTAAAAAGCTCTGTCAGGGATGGGCTAGATCAAATCGAACAGAATCCAGGCGGAGTTATCTTAGTGCCTCACAAAGACATGCCTACTCACAAAGCAATAGAATACGCAGGCCAAAGATTGGCTGAAAGTGGAAGAAAAGGAGATAGGGTCTTGGTGATGGTTGATGGAAAGATAAAAGCGGTAATAAGAAAGAAGAAAAGAAAA